ATAGTGATTTTATTGGTGTAGGAACAAACTTAAATAAAGGACTATTAATAAATTTACCTCTGTCAAAATCAAGAAACTCATTTTTTGCATCTATAGCTTTGCGTGTATTTTGTATTGCAACATCATTATCTTTTTTTCTAATATTCAATTCTTCCAATCTATTTTGCGTAGCAGTAAGAGAACTCTTCAATGTCTTCATCTCTTTATTGTTATTTGTTGCTCGAAGGACATACTCTCTCAATTGTTTTTTATGAAGAGGGTTTCCTTCTCGATAGGCTTCATCTCTCTTTGTACCAAAGCGTAAGACTTCTTGCTGCTGTGGGCTGCTAAATCCATTTTGTTTTATTCTGCTTTGTACTACTTCAAGCTTCTTGCCTAGTTTTTCTATTTTAGTTTCTATACTTTTTATTGTTTTTCTAAGCTGGGGTAATGCTTTTTCATACATTCTTTTATTACCAATGAGCTTATCACTATTAGCAAGAGCTTCTATTTCATCAGCTTTCATAACTTTATTGTTTATCTTTATTTCTTTTATTTTACCTTCAGCAAGTTTTCTTGAATCTTTAAAAATCTTTTGTCTTTGAACATAAGAGTTTTCTTTTTGTCTCTGTACTAAATCATCTATTTCACTTTTTAATCTAGCTCTAAAATCAGGCAACGAATCACCAGCATCATTTGCTAATCTCTCAAGTGCAGACCTATTACCTTTCAATAAATCTCTTCTCATGCGTAAACCAGATGCAATATCTAAACCTTCTTTAAGAACATCTTTTACTTGGTCTTTACTATAAGGAACTAATGCATCTGCTATTGGTCTTGGTCCAACATCTCTAACTTGAGCTGTTCGCACAGCATGAGTAGCAAAATCAACATCTTGATTATTTCTTTGCACATTTTTTACAAACTCATCTGTTGTCTTTCTTATTCTTCTAGCTTGTAAAGTTCTTGGCATACCTATAAATCCACCAAGTACACCACCAAACACTGCTGCTGTTCCCACACTTGCTGCAACCTCTCCAGGAGTTGCTAATGGGTCAAATGGATATCTTGTTGCTTCTTGAGCTGCAACAATAACACCAGTACCAGCACCCACTCGAACTGCTGACCTTGCTATGCCAACAGTAGGTCCACCAAAAGGTAAAGCAATAAAATTAATTGGGTCAAAGAATGCTGCACCTAAGTTCTGAAAGAATCCAGAAAACTTAATTATCTCTCTTCTTTTTATATTTTCATCAAGAACTCTTTTCTTAAAATTAAAATGCTCAAGATTCTTTGAGTCTGCAAAATAATCTGCATGCTCTTCATATCCAGCTATAAGTTCTTGGTCAAAAGGATTAAAGTCTGGGTCAAATGGAACTGGTGGTGCATTCTTAATATCTTCTAATGCTTTGAAAGAATCAAAGTCTTCTGGCATTCCAAGTGTTGGTGGTACACTACCAGCTAATCCAAAGTAATATGAAAGAGGTCGAGCAATACCTTTTGTATCAAACTCAAGGTCTTCTTTAAATGCTTCTATCTGACTATCATAGTTAAATCCAAGCTGTGCTTGTGTTGTTTCCCAAAATGTAGGTGAGATGTTTTCATTAGGAACAAACTCTCCTATCTCTGACATACCAGTAGGATAATAATTTATATCAAGTAAAAAATTAGTTTTGACCATCTAGTGACAATCCAAGTTTTTCAAATAAACTTCTACGTTTTTCTACACCTTCTGCAATCAAATCCTCAAAGATATCATCAAATACACCATCTTCTACCAAAGCATTATTCAAACTCTGTGCAGAAAATACTAAAGGTACTTCACCCTCTTGTTCTGTTGAAACAACATTAACTGGTGACAGTCTACCATTCTTATTAACAAATGCTTGATATACAGTTTCTTGTGCTGATGCTGTTGGATATGCAACTAATATTACTCTGCCACCATCTAAGTCTTGTACCATTGCTTGTGTTCTATTTGCATCTTGTATTGCTTGTGATGCAAAGTATGCTTTTTGTTGAGCAGCAGATGTAAATGTTGTTGGGTCTATTTCTTCTCTTGGGTCACCATAAGTTCTTTGAAACTCACGACTCATAACTGTATTTGGGTCAAACACAAAACCTTCTGGCAAAATAGTATTTATATATTCTATTGCTGCATTATATTTTTGTGGTGAGTTAAAGTATCTTTGCAAACCATGTCTTGTTCTTGTAAAACTTTTTGGTCCATTGTTTGTAAACTCAAGAATGTTACCATCTGATTCCATATATTCTTGATTTACATAGTCTTTTAAAAAATCTTTGTATTCTGCATGAAACTCATTTAAATCAACATTGTTTTTATTAACCATATAACTTCTGTATAAATAATCTGTAAGAGTTTTTATTTCTTCCGGAATATTGCCTTTATTAAAAACATCTGCTGAATGTATAAGACCTTCGATAATTGCATCTGTGTTTGCATTAAGCTGAGGATTCTTCAACTCTTGTGGCATATATTCAATGAGTCCTAATCGTATTTCAGCATACTCATCTTTCAAATCTTTTGCTGTTTGATTAGTCATAGCTTTGTATATTTCAGTCAATGGTTCACTTCTTGTAACCTCAACCATTTGCGAATCTGGTAAGTCACCACCAGAAAAATCAGCACTTACCATTTCTGTCTCTCTTACATTACCAGTAAGTTTGGATATTTGTGCTACAGCTAATAATTTATTAATTGTATCATTAACTTCTTTAAATTTGTAATCACCACCCTCAACCCTAGCACCTCTATAGCCAAATGCACTTCCTTTAAAATTAGTGCCAGGTATTGCTCCGTGTTGTAACCTTTGCACATGAGTTATCAACGCACCCATCTGTTCATTATTAAGACTAGATGTTTTATCTAGTATTCTAATAAATGATGCTGGTAGATATCCATCTGCAATAAACTTATACATTGTATTAGTAATTTTGCTATCTGCTTCAAGTGATGCTGCACTTAATAAATATCTCTCTAAATTTTGTTCTGGACTTTGACTTGAATTATAGAACCCTCTTGCTTGTGTTCGCACCAAGTCAATCAACATATCATTTGTATGTATTGATGTTTTCTCACTAGATTTGATTGTTCTATCCATAATTTGTTTATTGAAATTTTGAGTATCTGCAAGTTTCTGATATGCTTTTGCTGTTGCTTGAACCTCTGATTGTAACTCTCGTAGTCTTGTTTCGAGAGCTTTATCAGCTCCAGCCACATAGTATTCTTTATTATCTACTGTATTTAATTTGAATGCTATAAGGTCTTCTGGTACACCTTCTTTATTTTGAGGATTTTGAATATAATTAACCACAGAGTCGATACGTTTTCTAATTTCTGGATTTACAACAAACTCTCCATTTACCTCTACAAGCATTTTAACATTTGATTGTAAATCTTCTTCAACCATTTTCAGCATCACGTTATGTGTTGCTTGCGTAATAGCTTTATCAATATTATCTCTTACACCACCTAAAAATGGTGTAGTTATTTTTGTCCCTTCCTTTTTCATTTCTTCTTGTATTTTTGCAAGAAAGGAATCTCTTATAGATAACATATTATCTATATTCTCTTGAGAAACATCTGTTGTTTTTGCTATTCTATCTATGTCAAATAATATTGATTTATTCTCATTGAGCAGCTCAATAGCGGCTTCTAATCCTCGCAAATCTTTTGCCTTTTTTTGAGATGCATCAAAAGCAGCTTTTACTAATAATTCTCCTTGCCTTGTCTGTCTAGATAGTTGGTTTACATCTTCTCTTAAATTATTTAAGTTGCTTGCTTCAAGAAAGTTTCTGTCTCCTAAGTCAGTTCTTATTTCTCTTACTCTCTCTTTTATATTATCTGGTAGAGTGTCTTTTATTGAGCCATCAAGTTGTTTTATTTTTTCTAAATCTTCTTCATTACCAGTTGTAAGATAAAGAGATATAGCATCTATATCTCTACTTGATACACCTTTTATGCTAAGTATTTCTTGTGTTAAATTTTCAGTAACATCACCTTGCATAATTTTTCTGTATGTGCTTTCAACATTTGAGCTCAATAAAATATCAGGTCCAACATCTTCAGCAACCTTTACAATTCTATCTAAATAAGTATCAAACACATCTTTGCTAGTATTCTTTAAATTTTTATATTCACGCAATATATCTATTATTTTATTTTGTGCTGCATCTTTCTCTGCATTCTTACCACTTGAACTAGACCTATCTGAGTTTGCAACAATAGAATTTTTAGCAACAGCTAGTTTCTTTGAATAGTTTGAAACAAACTCTTGCTCATAATATTTCATATTTGCTCTGACTTCTGATGCCTGACTCAAAAGTTCTGGATTTGCTTCTAGCACAGCATCCTTAAATCCAGTTTGGAGGTATATATTTAATGCTGGTATTTCTTCTTTTGCTAATGGCTGGTCATATAAAGAAGCAATAGCAGTCTTTGTACCTATTGCTTTCATCTTCCGTCTTACACCTTGTGCATAATTTTTACTTGATGCATCAAGAGATGTTTGCTCATGCATCTCAGCACTCTTGATTATATTATCCATTTGATTGAGACTTGCTGATATAAGTTGTGTATTGCCTTGCTCTAATCCAGTTTCTAAATTAAATATAAATTCAGCAACATCATTATTTATCATTGTTTCATTTCGTGCTTGTGCTGCCTTAACTTGTAATAATGTAAGGTCAGCTACATGGTCACGAACAGTTGCTGTACCAGCATCTTTAATTATATTTTTAAATTCATCAGGACTATTATCTACAATCTGGTCAAGATAGTTTGACATAGCGTTATTAAATGCTTGGTCACCACCAACAGTATTTTGATACTTTGCTCTTAACTCTTTACTGCGTAGTTTGATGTCATCTTCTACACTTTTCATGTAGCGTTTTTCAGCTAACTGCTCAAAAGCTTTCTTGCCTATAGAACCCATCTTTTGAAACTCTTCAGTAGAATAAGCTTTAAACTTTCCATTCTCATCGAGAGTAGTGAAAGATTCTATTGGAACAGACCTTGCTCTCTCTTCTCCAACTTCTTTTGCATTTGCAGCTAGTTCATCAAACGCAATCTTGTTAAGTTGATTAATACTATCTGCTGTGCTTACAAAGGATTGCTCCACAGCATTAGACCTCTGTATCAATCCTATGGGTTGATTTCTAAAAGTTGTTGTCTGTCTAATTACTTTAACCATTATACACTTGTCTTATTAAGGTTGTAGAAAGATTGAATGCCTTGCGATACTGCTCGAAGATAGTAAGCTCTTTGTTTTGCTTCACCTTCTATTCTAAATTGTTCAGCCTGTCTCCTAAATTTATCATCTGTAAATAATGCTTGCCTATCCATTCTTACTATATCTTTACCAACAGTCTCTTCTTGTTTTCTTCTAAACGCTTTTAAACTTCTATCAGTACCTTTGTCTCTACCAGTACCACCAAATAAATTTGCATTATTTATGGCTTGGTCAGCAAAATATTTATCTATCCTATCGTTATGAAGCTGTGCAAATTTCAATTTGTTTCTTCTTCTATCTTCTTCTGCTTCTTTTGCTTTTGATTCTGCTTGTTGTCTTGCTGCATCTCCAGCTGCAACTGTTGACGCAACAGACATTACAGAACCAACAGCTCCTAATATTTGTAAAAATGGTAATGCCATTAGAACGCTATCTCCGCTACTATTGAATTAATTTGTAATGCCAATGGTGCATTCTGTGTAATAGTTACTTGTGGGTCTGTTCCAAACCCTAACAATCTAAACTCTTTCTTACCAGTAACTGCATTTCTTGGCTGGCTCATATCATCAGTAACCTGACGTATAATTAAATTAGTATTATTTACAGTAACGGAAAGAGTATTGTTCAAATCAAGAACAACTCTTTGTACTGTTCTTGGTTGTCCAGTCAAAGGTCCATCTGCAACTTGTGCATCTATTGGATTTGTTTTCAAAGTAACATCAAACTTCAGACCTATCTCTGCTGAAGATATAGAAGAGTCTACTGACGATACGTCCACATTACCACCAGACACAGTAAAACTCCCAAGATAAAAAGTCCCATTGACCACATCAACCACAGCTCCGTTTGCGAAATCGGAACTAACGCTGAAGACCCCATTAGTACCAGAATAAGTTTTAGCCAAATCAGTATTAAAAACATTGCTAAACTCACAAAGAAAATATTTGTTAGTGCCGTCACCTTTATCGAATTTAACAACTGCATAAACATGGGTATCAATCACACAGCATGAATGGAAACTACCTTGAGATGTGAATTGTGTCCAGCCAGCTCTTTGCTCCACTCTATTAGAATTAAACACAGCAAGAGTACCATCAGCATCAACAATAAACAAATAATTTTCTGCTCTGCCAATAGCACCTGATAGCATGCTCATCTGTATGGGTGTGTTAATTAAATGACTAGATAGTGTAGAGATAGGTTGACCGGTATAACCTTTCACAGCATCAGCAAAAATAAATTCTCGTACCATTGCACCAGATGAATCTACAAATACTGTTGCTCCATCATATATGTAAGGTCGAAGAAAAGAAGAACCAAAAGAAGTCTGTCTTTCTATTGATGCATTAGTTGGTGTTGTAACTTGTCCTTGTAGTGCTGGTACAATAAATTCATCTGTTGATGTAAATACATGAAGGTCTTTGTTTGATATAATATGTCGTATTGTATTCACTTCTCCAATGCTAGTTGTGATATCAATAGCATCATCATCTTCTGCATCACCTACATCAAAATTAAAATATGTTGCAGTCTTACTAGCCCACAATCCATCTGGCTGTCCAATAGTGCCACCATACCATAATCTATTTTGGTGAAAGGCTACTGCTGATGGGAATCCTCGAAGTGCAGAATAAGATTGTTCAGCCCACTCTGTAACTGGTGCATGCGTTTCTAATGTTGGTGTACCACCACCAGCAGTTGCTGACGTTGCATTTGCACCAGCAGTAAATGTAAAAGTATTATCATCTATAACTTCTGATACTGTTCTTGCTCCATTTAGATTTGACCTTGCAATACCACCAACAGCAGACGCATCAGCAATTGTAAATGCATCACTTGCAGATAGTCCATGATTTAACAACGTAACTCTCACAGTCCCAACACCTTCATTAGTTCTGAATGAATCTACTTTGAGTCTTCTTTTAAGATTACCAAAAACTGTACCAGTTGCTTGCGTTGCCGATTGCACAGAAGTAATCTGAAACTCTGCATCATTATATCTAAAATTTATTCCTATATGTTTTGAATCAGGATAGTTACCACCTTGCTGTGAACCAGTTGTATCCCAATATGCTGCACTCGTAGTGAAGGTAACACCACTACCACTTGTGGCACTTGGGTCTAATGTCATGCCTGGAGTTTGAAAACTAAAATATGGTTGATGTACTATTGTGTTTGCTGAGTTCTGGTCAAAAGTATATGTCTCTACTTGGAAAGAAGTAAGACCAGTTCTAACAAGTTTTCGCACCATAAATGTTTGATGAGCAATAAACATTGTGTCACCTGATTGTGCATAAGTTACTTCATGTATATTATCATGCGTAAATGGTAGAGCTGCATTACTTGTATCTTGTGTAACTGTTGCTGCAAGGGTTACATTGAAAGATGTATCAACTCTAAATACTCTTATCTTTAAATTTTCAAGAGATATTATATATCGTTCATCATCAGAAAATATAAATGGAACTATTCTATGTTGCTGAACTTTAGAGGTATCAACAGTCGTATCAAACTCATAGATATTGCTTAGACCAGACCTTTTGATTACACCACCCTCTGCTCGTATAAAAAAGTTTTCTACTTTTTGTGCTGAGTTAGAATATACTTTTGAGTCTGTTCTTGAAATTAGAGAAGGACTTATTTCACCAAACTGAAAGTTTGATAAAGGTACTCTCAACTTTCTCATGGTTATCTCCTATTCTGAACAAACCTTCCAGTAATTAATTTCCTTGTTGTCTGCTGTTGTGAGTCTACACTTCTTGCTTTTAGCATAGCCCTATCAGCAAGAGTAGCCATTGTTTGTGTAAGAGAACCATCTCTTGCTATAGAAGTTGCAAATATTTGAGCCAAGCTATATGCAACTGCCATTATAAAATAACTTGGAAAAAATTGTTCTTCTTGTCTAAATGTATAATCTGCAACTACTGTATCTGTTGTAGTAGTATCTGCATAAATCATATCACCGTATATTTGATACTCTATGGGATTATCATTAACTGTTACTGCATGAATAATTAACGTATCATTTGGTTGTTGATATGCTAAATCAAATCGTGCAGTTGGTGCATCTGTTCTTCTATTTAGTTCTTCTTGATTGGTTGCAAATCTCCATCGAGCATTAGTAAGAGATGTTTGTATTACATCTTCATATACATTAGCTGCAACCCTTGCTTCTGTTGTTCCATCATCAAAAGATGTAATTGGTTCTGCTCCAATAAAGATTAAACCTCTATTGCAAATGTCTATTGCTGTATCTGATTTGGTACTGACTACTGCCATATTAGAGTAGGGGGATTGCTCCCCCTATCCTTAATCACTATCTGCTGTACTTAAATCAGAACCATCACCACAGTCAATAGCTGTAGCAGATACAGATTTAACAACAGTTGCAGATAAAGTTTTATGCGTTGAATTAGCATCAACAACAAAGATAACATCACCCTCGTTCATCATACCAAGAGCAGATTGACCATTCATTTCACCACCAGTAGCATCAGGAGTTGAAAAATAGTTTGCTGCTCTCACAACAGATAAAGCATCATTGGATGTATAATACCAAAGGTTGACACCACTTCCACCAGCTAATCTAGTGAGTTTACTCATATCAAGAGCCATGATTTCCCCCTATGTGTTATTATCTAAGACTTCATAGATACCATTGTCATCAATAACAACAGCACCCATTGACATCATAGATGTTGCAAGATGAGATGCTTTCTCAGGGATATAGTTTATCTCTGTAGAAACATCAGAGTTCACGCCTAATCCTACAGCAGTAGTATGATAAGCCATGTTCTTACCAGCAGTAATTGCAGAGGTAGAGAATATGTTGAAGCCTAGAAACTGCTTCATTGTCATACCACCAGCGAATGGTAGATTCTGCTCACCAACAAAGTCAGATGATGCAAACTCATTTATTAAAAATAAGTCTGCAAATCCCTTTGGGTGCATAGCAAGATAACGACCACCATCCTCAGGAATGTTTGCAGAACCAAAAGTTTCAAACAATGTCAACAAGTCTGCTTTTTCAACAGCACCACTTGTATCATGTATTTGAGTTGAGTTAGCTCCAGCATCCATTGCTGTATACAGGATATCGTCAGTTTTTCGACCAAGAGCAGCCGCAGCACTTTGTGCTACTGCTTGTCTTTCATCGATGTTAGTTTTAAGTTCATCTAGTTTGTCGATATATTCGGCAGCATAGAAATCATTCATGGTTGCTTCCACAGTTGTATGTGTTAGCTCCATAGGTGTTACCATACCATTTCTCGATTTAGTAGATGCAGTACCAGTTCCAATCTTTTGAAAACGAACTACGTTTCCAGCTACATTGCCAACAGTACGCACAGTATTCCGTAGTTTAGAACCCATACGCTGATATGCCATGTGAACATCAGACTCGAACTGTTTAATAAAGGCTACGTCAATTGTATTTGCCATTATTCAGCTCCATTGTTAAGTTTCAATTACGTCGCTGATTGTCCGTTTTGCACCTCAACATGATTATCCACAAGGGGTCACTTAGTGCATAGTGGGTCTTGACTTACTAATTCTTTGCTCAAAATTATCTAAATTGCAATAGAAAAGTTTAATGAAGGGTACAGAATCGAAATAATATGGGTCTTCTTCTTGATGAAATCCCATACTTTCAAGCCATTTTATTGTTTGTATCTGGTCTTGTGGTACAAAATTTTCCACAAAATCATAATCTATTTTGAGAAATGATAGTATTAATTTGCTGTGTTTGAAGATAGTAAGCCAATGTTTATCAACAGTATTCGTACCAAGAAACCATATTCTACCAACATGCATAACATCATCAAGAGGTGTAACACCACACATAGCAATAGGTGTACCTTTATGTGTTATTGTAAATCCCTTTGCACCATCTTCCATAAAAGGAACAGCTAGTGCCATCTCTGGAGATGCACCAACTAATGCACATTCTCGAACATCAGATAGTCTAAGATTATTAACAAGATGGTCTACATCAGAAAGTTTACATGGTCTGAACTCAAACTGTCCTTTCTGAATGTATGTCATTTGTTATATAGTTTTTGAAAACCTTCTTCTACTTGACGAACATAGTTTGGGTCACGCTTTGTCATACTCCAGTATCTTTCATCTCTCATCATTTCTCTGAGACCATCTTCTGTTTGCTGTCCAGTAGGTGCAGCATCACCAATAGATGTTGTAGTTTTAAGAGCATTCATTACAGTTTCCATAGCCTTAACACCATCAGCAGTTGAGCAAAGATTTGCTATTTGTGCATGCTGTTCTGGTGTAAAAAATTTATTTGACCATAGCTCTACTGCTTGTACTCTTTCCAAAGCATTATCACCTAAGTTCTTCATCTCAGCTTGTGGGTCAGTAGTACCAATATTCATTGCCTTTTTATACATCTCTATACCTTCGGCAAACTCATCTTGGCTATACCCATTTTCAAAAGACTGTTCAGCCCACCACTCTAGTAACTCATTACTCTTTGCAAGCTCTTCATCTATACCCTCTGGTAATATGTAATCACCTTTCTTTTCAGGTCTGTCTTTATATGCTTCTGCTTCCAAGTCTTTCATAACTTGTGATTTAATATCATCTTCTTTCTGACTTATCTTGCTTTCTAGTTGTGAGTAAGAGTTAGCCATGTCTTCTGCTGTCTTAAATTTTTCTGGTAACCAAGCTGGTCGTTCACCCATAGAATCTATAGGTTGTTCCTCTTGTGGAGCTTGTGGAGCTTGTGGAGCTTCTATAGATGTAGGGGTGTTGTTAGTTTCTACTTGTTCCGCTACTGTTGTTGATGATTGTTCTTCACTCATGTTAGTCCTCTCTTGCTATTTTATCACCTTCTTTAATTCTTCTTTCAATTACACCTACAACATATCTCGAACCTTCTGCATGTCGTAAGACTTCATCTGTTACAGCTGACCCATGCACTGCTTCTATAGTTATACTTCTCAAATATTTTAACACCTCTTTACCAACTGGTGAGTTAAACAATGCATGCATATTTAAGCTTATGGTTTCATCATCTTCCTGATATCTTGGGAAGCCATCTATCTGACTTTGTATAACTGATTTACTCTGCTGCTTGTTCATTTGGTGCTTGCTCCATATTCTGTGGTTGCATCATTGATTGTTGTGCTAACTGCTGTGCAGTTTGTACTAATAGTTTACGTTCTTCTAAGTCTCTAATCAAAGTATCAGGTACACCAAACTTTCTTGCAAGATGTGCTGCTGTTTCTTCTGTGTTAACTAATAGGTTAATTGTTTGTGGACCAAAAGAACCTCCTACAAGTTCTAACCATCTAGCTATTGCAGATATGTCTTGATTAGATTGTGCTTGTGCTAGTGGAGATACAGACTTAACTTTTATCTGTCTACCATTGATTGTTGGTATTTCTATGCGACCTTGTTTCTTCAAGATATAAACAACACGTTGTAATACTGGCTGTACCATCTCAGCTTGCAATCTACCAAAAGCAGAACCCATACGTCTACTTAGGTCTGCCATTCTTTCTGCAACTTCAGTTGCACTAGCTGGTGTTCTATCTGGATTACCAAGCATATCGTTATACAATGCTCTCTTAATATTTTGACGCATATCACTTAGCACAAAGTTAGTGAAGTTAAGGTCACCAGCTTGTTTGATTGGTTGTAACCCAGCAGAGTTTGGTGCTTTAGGTATAACAGTTCCAGGCACTAAGTTTATTGTATCTGGATTGATAACACCATCATCATCCATTTGATATATTCCGGAGATAGCCATTGCTGCATTATTAAGTATTGATTCTACTGTAAGGTTAGTAGTTTTGATTGCACTCAAGCAGTTGAAGATTGGACCTCGACCATAGACCTCTCCAGCACAAGTGTTCCAGCGAAAACATATATATGGATTGCTACCAGTACCAGTAAGAGATTCTTGTTTCAAAACATTTAGAGTATCAAGCTCTATACAAATATACATAAATGCATCTTCATTTAGTTTTGAATAATCTTTACAAACAATTTCTAATAACTTTGTTTTAGCATCAGGTTTAGAAATCATTGAGTTTGTAAGTTCTTGTGGCAAAGTTATATCTGGAAACAAGATGTGTAAATCAGAATAACGTACCTGTCTTTCTCTATATACATGGTCTATGTTGTCATCAGGACCAACATCGAGAACTACATGAGGTAATGGAATAGCAGAAAAAGATATTGGATTAATAGCATCACCTTCAGAAACATGAAGGATACCAGTACCAACAGCCAAGTCCATAAAGGACTCATGAACCTCTTGAGCAAAGTTTGAGTTTTGTAATACTTCAAAAACATACTCAGTTATAAAGTCCAGTTCATTATTTATTTCATCTCGTTCATCTAGTGGTATCTCTGAGCCAGCAGCAAAATCAGCCCAACGAGCAAAGTTGGGGACAAGTCCTTGCTGGAGTCTTGATGCAAATTCTTGTACTCCAACGACAGCAGTCTCATCAAATATTTTTTCATCTCTACGTTCTCCTATGGTCTTAGATTTAAATGTTTCTCGCATAGGCATTGTATATTCGTAGCAATCATCAAACACATCTTCAAAGTGCTGACGTATTGTCTTAGCTTTTTCAAACTTTTCTTTGTAGTATTTTGCTAACTCTTTTGGTTCTGTTGGCATACCAATATGCATATTAGTACCTTCTCAAACCAGTCTGTGTTGTCTGAACACCCTGTGAAAGAAAACCAGAACCACCTTGACTTCCTGTAAACAAAGAACCTCTACCAACTTTTCTTCTAAATACTGTACCACCAGTATCATAGAATAAACTTGTTTTGACTGGAGCTGACGTTTCTACTTCTTCATCAAGAGCTTTTTGCCTATTTACAATCTTCTGCTCTTCTTCTTCTTTTTGTGCAGCCTTTGTCTCTTCCCTTACCTCTTGTCTAGGTTCAGGAGTTCTGCTGCTACCACCACCACCAAAGCACATACTTACCTCCTTATGTCCATTCCAAAAAAGTTCCTCTTTCTAGCTATACTAGGTCTTTTAAATAAATCAAAGCCTTTTCTTGCATTGAAAGCTTGCAATGGTTTTTGTCCAGCCATCAAACTTCTTCCTTCTCCAGCTCCTAACATCAAGTATTGCAGAGCATCATGAATATGGGAATACATATTTTTTTCTGGTTTGTCTTCATATCTTTCTCCAGATACTTGCATTCTTCTATAGCAGTAGCCACCTTGAAAACCTTTTATTAGTTGTGGACATCTCCTATCTATTAAGAAACCAGATTTACCATCTACCATTTTATTAAGTTGTGAAGAAACAGATTCGAGTCTTAGGTCTATGCTGTTGCTAGGAGCTGGTGTTGCTTTGAGTCCAGCACCACGCAGTATTTGAAAAGGAGTTGACTCATCTGTCTGCGCCCTAAAATCTCCAGCTGGGTCACCATAGATATACACATCAAGATTACCAAATCGTGTAGCAATCTCTTGTCGTAATAGTTCTGAGAAACGTACTATACCCATATCAATTGCAACAATTTCTGACTGCACCAACCATCGACCTCGAACCTTCTGACCAAACACAGCAGATGGCGTCAATCCAAAATCAATACCAATATATAAAGGCACACCAGCAGCAACTGGTATTTCCTCTTGTGCAATGTGTGAATCACTTACAAAGTCTGGATATACTGGCTTACCTTCTTGAATCATACCAAGACGATTCATAACATAAACATCTATCCAACTTTTTGTTTTACCATTCACAATATTTGGATAATAGCTTTGTAATATGTTTTTGCTGTTCTCTGCTTTGGGTGTTGGGGAATAGGATAATACTTCGCCCTTCTCACCAAGATTCTCTATCATTGCTGCTGGCTGAGTATAGAACTTCCAGTTCTCAGGCTTGACTAACATTGTTGCTTGCTCTCGAGGTATGTGGTCTGGTATCGGAACTTCGCCTGACATAATAGCCCACCAATGGTCTTCTTCTGGTGCGTTGGTATCACAGATAACACCTGACCAACTAGAACCACCCTCTCGCATGCTTGGATATCGACCAACACGCATAGTACACGCATCAACAATACTCTTTGGTATCTCTCTTGCTTCGTTAATCCATATCCCAGTAAGTTCCAATGACAATAACTTCTTTA